TTGGCCTTCAGTCTGGAAGAATCCCGAAACATCTTGGCTTTAGAAACTTTCGACTTGGGCATGATTATGTATCTTTGAATTTATGAATGCAAAGGACAAAGAGTTTATCGCAGAAGCGTACTCGCTCATCGTTCAGATCGAGGAGCTCATTAAGAGCTACGGCTACGAAGATAGGGTGATGAGCGCGATTATGCTCGGAGTCCTCGATATCGACGAGCTCCTCCAACCCAAAGAAGGGGACGAGATACAGCTCAAGAGCGTGTTCAGCTACAACCTCGACAGCAAGCTGGAACTGGAGATGGTGAAGGAGATAATGGACCAGCAGTTTGAGGACCCTAACGATGATATCGACAATCTCCTGGGAGACCTCGGAATATCACTGAACTGATGGAGGGGTTGATTAGAAAACTTGTGATCGGAAAAGATCCCAAGAACGGAATGGCATACTTTGTCGGGATGAAGGCAGGACGAGGATCCGTATCTGCAATTATCCAAGACGAGTCCTACCTGCACAAGTTTGGCAAGTGCAGATACCTAGTATACATAGAAGGCAGTGAGGGCACTGACCTTTGGAAGGCGATTGATGATATGCCATGCTTACTGGAATTTGATTTGAACTTCTAATATAATGAAGACCCTAGATAAATTTATTGTAGAAATAGAGAAAGAGCTTCAAGACACCATAACCACCGATTCGGGACTAGAACTGTACATAGAGACCAAGTTCAATGAGTTTGAGAACAGAACTACAGAAGGCAAAATCCTGGCTGCTCCACTCAAGTATAACACTGGCGCGGAAGCTGGAGATACCCTGTACTTCCATCATCATGTGGTTATCCATGGCGGTTCGCCACTGGTCAAAGAAGACAATCACTATGTTGTCCACTACGACGACGAACACGCTGCTGCGAATCAAGCTATTGCTTTTAAGAATAAAGCTGGCATACACCCTGTCAAGGGTTGGTGTCTGCTGCAGCCTGTTGAGGAGGATGATCCTGGACATAGCGGACTCGTTGAGGTGGTTTCCCTACAAGAGAAAGAAGTAACTACAGGTGTGGTATCCTTTGACACCCCAGAGCTTGAAGAGCTTGGAGTATCCCATGGCGACGTGGTTGGCTTCAAAAAGAACAGAGACTATAGAATTAAAATCGATGGCAAAGAATACTACAGGGTCGCGGTCACGGAGCTCCTCTACAAGCTTTAACACCCTTACCGCTGCAGTGAAGCTCATGGACGCGATGGCTATCGCCATTGATAACATGATCGAAGAGGTGAAAAAGCCCGTCGACCAAGAGATCACTGGAAGCGCTAGGAAGGCCGAACTTCAATCCGTGAAACAAACCGCTATCGACTGCAAGGAGCTTCTCAGGGAGAGGCAATCCTTGGAGCAGATGGTAAAAGAACTCAAAGAAAATGGACGTGTCGAAGAAGAAAAAGACTACTCTGGAGGGTTCGCTGAGAAGTTCAGCAAGTGACCACACCATGCGCGTCGGATCCTTTAATTGGGTATCTTCGTGCAACAATGATCACATCTATTTTAACGAAGAATGGAACGGGGAGTACGAAGACTAGTATCTATCTACTGGCTGCTTGTTTTGCTTTCTCTTTTAGCTCTGTCGCTCAATGTGACCTAGAGCTACTTGACTTCGATCCAGTAGCTGGTGAGATAACCGTAGCGTTCAACAACACCGAAAGTTGCGGGGGCGCAGCGGGCCCAACTGGGATTGCCGAGATACAGTTCGGTTTCCAGGCTTTGGACTCGAACTGCAACGCCATGAACCAAGGGTGGGATTTTCCTTGGGGCCTTAGTATTCCCGACGACAGTAATCATCCTGGGTGGATATACTCTGCTACGACCACAACTTCGTCAACAAACTGGACCAACCTAGATGTCTGGTCGGATTACAACGTAGACCCTCCATACTATACTGGGGATACCATTACGTTTCCGTTGGGCGATTTCTATCAGTCGGGTGGGATTAGCCTGTATGCTAATCTTCTAAATGCTTTTGATTTCTGGATGAATCAGGGTCTGGGTATTCAGGCTGTGATATGGCAGATTAGCTACGGACCCACCATGTATTCTGATAACGGAGGTTGGGCTGAAGTAGGGGGGATTGGTGGCGGTATAACTCCCGACTGTTGTGGCCTGTATGAGGACTCTAACTGGCAAGACAACTGGATTATCACTTGCCCAGAAGATATACCAGAAGTCATTTACGTGTATGACACGGTGTATGTAGAATTGCCGCCTGACACCATTGTAGTCCTGGAGTACGACACGGTGTTTGTCTACGACACGATTACAGAAATTCTACCCGTGGTCACTTTCGTTTACGATACCACATATATAGAGCTACCCCCAGATACGCTATACATCACTGAGACGGATACGGTCATAATCAACGACACCATTCCTGTAGCGGTAAACTGGTATTTCTACGACACCACGTATGTGTATCTAACTGACACACTGTACATTACAGAAGTCGACACTTCGTATATTACTTTAACTGACACTATATACAATATTGAGTATCAAGTAGATACAGCTATGATTTACGAATACGACATGGTAGAGGTGGATTGTGCTACAGGGGAGCCGTGTATCAACCCGTTCTCTGACTGTGAGATCTACATCCCTAATTCGTTTACCCCAGACAATGACGGGGTCAACGACGCTTGGGGAGCAGAGACCGACCCAGACTGTTGGAAGGACTGGCGGATGCGAGTTTTTTCTAGGTCTGGAGAGATAGTGTGGGAGAGCTTCTACTCTGAGGATATCTGGCTAGGAGGAGATGAATACTATGTCCCTGACGACACGTATATTTACAGAGTAGAATGCGAAGGATACGGAGAGTCATATATAATCAATGGTCATGTGACAATAATCAGGTGACATGAAAAGAGACTACAAAGATGAGTACAGGAAGTACGGCAAAACCAAAAAGGCCAAAAAGTACAGAGCGGAACTCAATAAGTATAACCGTCAGAAAGGGACGTATGGTAACGGTGATGGCTTGGACGCCGCTCACGAGGGTGGTAGAATCCGTCGTTTTATCAAATCGTCTCTGAACAGAGCAAACAATAGACCCAAGAAACGGGCTAGTAAATAATTTTCGACAAGACGGCCCCCTACGTAAACGGGGCGGATCACACTGGGGCGTAGTTCAGTTGGTTAGAGCGTCTGTCTTATACACAGGAAGTCGCGGGTTCGAATCCCGCCGCCCCAACATTTTAATTCAACACTATGGCAAAACAAGTCAGCACCTACAACCAGAAAAACAAGGTCAACAGACCTGGAATCCACGCCAAGACGAAAACGTCGAAGCTGAAGGGCTCTAAAAACTACACCAAGGCCTACAGGGGTCAAGGGAGGTAACCCTACGCCCTCGTAGCTCAGCTGGATAGAGCAACAGCCTTCTAAGCTGTGGGTCCCAGGTTCGAATCCTGGCGGGGGTGCAATTCATTTATCATGAGCAAGTACAAATGCGAATGCGGCAAGACCGCAGAACACAGTGGGAGCGTATCCATCAAGGTTATCGACGGTAAGGTCCAGCACGACGTAAAATGCGAGTGCGGAAAGTACATGGAGTTGGCTGATAAAAAGGTCGGCGTTCCGTCATTCAAAAGCAATCGGTATGGACAAGTCCGATGACGTTATTCGGCTGGACAGCGGACGTGACATTGGTGAGATCGTTTCGATCCACGGTCTTAACATTGCTCTTCCGAAAGTTCCAAAGAAATCAGACATTCTATTCCACGACCTACCTAAAAGAATGCAGATGTGGCGCCGCGCCGATGTGCCACAGGAACTGTCGAGGGTTAGAAGTATGGATGAGTGGTTCGAGAAGCCAGCCGAGTTTCGACGTTCCTTTTCTCCTTACATCGAGCAGGAGTTTGAGCGGAGGCGTAACGGTGTTTGGTTTTACAATAATGGTGTGCCTACGTACATTACGGGGAGGCACTATATGTTCCTGCAGTGGAGCAAGATCGATATCGGATATCCTTCGTATCTTGCGTTCCAACGTGAGATCTTTCTTCACATGGCTGCGTGCGAAGCTGATCCCCGTTGTATCGGTCAGCTATATACTAAGTGTCGCCGTTCTGGCTATACTAATATCTGTGCCGCTGTACTTGTTGACGAGGCTACGCAAGTAAAAGACAAGCTCCTCGGAATCCAGTCCAAGACTGGTAAAGATTCGCAGGAGAACATATTCATGAAGAAAGTAGTGCCAATGTTTAAGGCCTACCCCTTCTTCTTTAAACCTATACAGGATGGAACGACGAACCCACGTATGGAACTCGCTTTTCGGGAACCATCGAAACGAATCACCAAGAAGAATAAGACGTCACAAAAGGGTGACGCCCTCAACACAATCATCAACTGGAAAAACACCACCAACAACGCCTATGACGGAGAGAAGCTACACATGCTCTACCTCGACGAGGCTGGAAAGTGGGAGAAGCCAGTCGACATCAGGGAGGCTTGGCGTATTGAGCGAACTTGTCTCATCGTTGGTAAGAAAGTAATCGGAAAGGCCCTGGTGGGCTCCACCGTAAATCCAATGGACAAAGGCGGTGAAGAGTACAAGAACCTCTGGGAAGATTCAGACCCTGCTGAAAGGAATGCCAACGGAAGGACCAGGAGCGGCCTTTACCGTATTTTTATACCTGCTGATCACGCTCTTGAGGGGTTCTTTGATCTTTACGGGAATCCTGTTGTGGATGATCCTGATGCTGAGATAGAAGGCGTAGACGGGGAGATGATTGATCAGGGTAGTAAGACCTACCTGAAGAACGAGCGAGACAGCCTCAAGCACGACCCGTCAGAGCTGAACGAGGTCATTAGGCAGTTCCCGCTAACCGAAGACGAAGCCTTTCGAGATAGTATAGAGGGAAGCATATTTAACATTGGTAAGATTTACCAGCAGATAGACTGGAACAATAACCTCTACCCGAACCCAGTCGTCAGGGGGAACTTCATTTGGAAGGAGAAGGACAAGGAGGTAATGTTCTCTCCAGACCCCAGGGGCAGATTCCATGTGGCATGGCAGCCACCCGTAGAAATGAGAAATCAAGTCGCGGAAGTTAGAGGAAAAAAAGTTCCGCCTAATTCTCAGTACGGAGTGGGTGGTGTAGACTCCTACGACCTCGATGAAACTCTGGATGGAAGAGGCTCTAAGGGTGCGCTGCACTTGTACACCAAATTCAATATGAGAGATGACGTGCCAAGCAACATGTTCGTTGTGGAGTATGCTTCTCGACCTGACCTTGCCAGCATCTTCTACGAAGACGTCTTGATGGCTTCCTTCTACTATGGTTTCCCGCTCTTAATCGAGAACAATAAGTACGGGATAGTAAGGTATTTTGAGTCAAGAGGTTACGACGGGTATGTTCTGGATAGGCCAGACCACTTGAAGGCCCCGAACTCCAAGGTAAACGTCAGGACAAAGGGAATCCCGTCTAATTCTCAGGACGTCATTCAAGCCCATGCCCACGCAATCGAAGCGTACATCCACGACCACGTTGGAGTAAAACCAGAGACCGCAAACTTCGGAAATATGTATTTCAACAATACCCTGGAGGATTGGATAGGATATAAAATCAACAACAGGACGAAGTACGACCTTACGATTAGCTCTGGATTGGCCCTCTTAGCGGCTCAAAAAGGAAGTCAAAAAAAGAAGCAATCTGATTTGAGCGACAAGGTGTTCTTCAGAAAGAGTAAAGTCAAAGAGTGGCACCGCTGAGTTTACTATATTTGCCGTTAGATGCACGGCAAACAGGGAAAAAATAGTATCAACTTTCCTGACCCCCTAGAATCCAGGAAAACGAAGGAAGGCAAGGAGTACGGATTGAGGTACGCCAAAGCCATCTCTTCGCAGTGGGGCACCTCGGAGCAAGATAGCTCCCTGATGAAGAAGAGGAGGGTAGTGTTCGACCGTAATAGGAAGTACGCCAACGGAACTCAGGACACGAGTATCTACAGGCAGCTCCTGACTAGTCTCGACCCTAACAATTCTGACGGGAGTTTTCTGAATATGGACTTTACGCCCGTCCCTATCCTACCGAAGTTCGTGAGGATTGTGGTCAACAAGATCCTGTCTTCTGAGCCGTACCCCAACCTTGAAGCTGTCGATCCACTATCATCAAGCGAAAAAGATCTGGAGCGCCGAAAAATAGAAATGGCGGTTGCAAACAGAGAAAAGCTGAATCAGATCCAAAAGGATACTGGAGTCAACATCTCTGAAATGGAAAGCATTCCAGAGACGCTAGAAGAGGCCGAGATCTTCATTGGAAACAACATCAAGTCGACTTCAGAAATCGCCGCCCAGATCGCGACGAACATGACCCTGAAGTGGAACGACTTCAACGACTCAACCTACAGGCGCTGTGTTAATGATCTCGCAACGCTGGGTATGGCAGTTGTCAAAAGAGACAACGACCCTAACCAAGGAATCAAAACCAGTTATGTCGATCCTGCAGAGTTCGTGCATAGCTATACCGAAGACCCGAACTTCGGTGACTTGGTTTACGCTGGTCACGTAAAGCGCATCCCGATATACGAGCTGAAGCGCATCGCGGGCGATCAGTTCACTGAAGAGCAGTACAAAGTCATCGCACAGAAGGCTGCTAAGAAGTACGGGTACGATCAGTCCAAAATAGGTCAGTCCAGGTACGACGACTACTTGAAGCGCTACAAGTTTGGGTATGATGAATACATGGTCGAGGTCCTGGACTTCGAGTTCGTCTCTGTCGACACCATGTACTTTGAGGAGAAGGAAAGCAGGTTCGGAAATACTGGGTTTTACCAGAAGGGTGAAAACTACAAGGCCCCGACCAACTCCGTTTACAAGCGCTCGGTCAGAACCCTCGATAACGCCGTGGTGTACGGTGGTAGCTACATTATGGGGTGCGATATGCTCTTCAACTACGGTCTGAAGACCAACATACCGAAGAACATGCACGACCTGAGCAAGACCAACCTGTCTTACTCTGTGGTCGCCACCAATATGGAGGAGATGATCCCCAAGTCTATGGTGGACAGCTGCATCGGGTTTGCGGACCAGCTCCAGCTGACGCACCTGAAGATCCAACAAGCCATTGCAAAAGCGAAACCAGATGGTATCATCATTGATGTCGAGGGTCTGGAAAATGTTCAGCTCGGCAAAGGCGGGGAGCTCCAACCGCTCGAACTCCATGACATCTACGAACAGACAGGTGTCTTCTACTACAGGAGCAAAAACCCTGAAGGCGGGTTCCAGAATCCACCCATCAGGGAGATCAATAACAGTGTACGGAACATCAACGAGTTCATCGCCCTGTACAACCACTACCTGAGAATGATCCGTGACGCTACGGGAATCAACGAGGCTATGGACGGGACGACACCGAAGGGTGAGCAGTTGGTCGGCGTTAGGCAGCAAGCTATCGCAGCGGGCAACAACGCGATCTACGATATCACGAACTCCTCTATGGTGCTGTTCAAGAAGGTCTGCTCCGACATCGTAAAGTGCTTGCAGGTCATCCCCAGGAACAGTATCCTGTTCAGGGCCTACGAAAACGCGATAGGCAAGGAGAACATGGGGGTGTTAAACACCTTCGAGTCTCTCTCTATGTACAACTTCGGGGTGCAGGTGGTGAAGGAGATGGAGGACGTCGAGAAGCAGTATCTCGAACAGAACATACAGGTGTCACTGGCTCAGAAAGAACTGGATATCGAGGACGCCATTGCCATCAGGCAACTCAAGGACATCAACCAAGCTGAGAGGCTACTTGTGGTTAGGCGTAAGAAGCGTATGGCTATGAATCAGCAGATCGCTCAGCAGAACGTGCAGATGCAAGCGCAAGCGCAAGCTCAATCTACTCAGGCTGCTTCTCAGGCTAAGATGCAAGAGATGCAAGCCAAGGCGCAGATCGATGCTCAGATGGAACAAATGAAGGCTCAGCTGGAGTCTCAGATGGAGATCTTGAAGCACGAGCACAGGAAAGAGATTGAGTTGATCAAGGCTCAGGCCACCCTCGGTTTCCGTACCGAAGAGGAAGAGTTCCGCGAGAAGCTGGAAGTCTTGAAGGAGGACAGGAAGGACGAGCGGGTCAAGAAGCAAGCTGTGGAGCAGAGTAAGCTCGTAGCACAAAGACAAGGGGAACGGGGAGAGCTCCCAGAACAGCCTGATAGCGGTCAGGAGGAATCACCGCAGGACATCATAAATAAGATCATACAAAATGGCGCAGGTCAATCTTGACACAGCATCTAGGCTGGATATAATTTGTAGGAGGGGAGACACCTTCAGTCTAGGTATTGATTTTGGTGTTACTATGCCTACCCACGACCCTCCGAGCAGCCTGTATACAATGGAGGTTAGACCTTCTGCTGACGACACGGGCACCGCGTTTTTCTCTAACTTTTCTTTTGCTTTGTCTGACGGAGATAACACTAGCTCAAAGCTTACCATATCCGCAAGTGCGGCTGGAATGGAGTTGACGCCAGGGACTTATGTGTACGACCTGCAACACCAGCACCCAACGTCAGGAGTCAAAACCTACCTCTACGGTAAGTTCACCATCAATGACGACATAACCATCTGATGGCGATACGGGTAGTAACGGAAGACGCCCCGATAATCAGAGTCACTGGGGTCGCTTCCGCTCCCGTATCCTCACCGATCGGAGCGGTCAACACCGTCAATGTATCCCAGTCAAACCAGATTGTAAAGGTCCCGTCTACTTCGGCTGCATCTATCGAGATAAAGCCGATCGGCAGAGCTGAGGTACAAGTCAACAACCCTATCGTCAGGCCGTTCAAGGCGATCATATATCAGGGACCTAAGGGTGACCCTGGTGAACCTGGGGTGTCTGGTGACGGCAATAGCTTCCTGACTGAGGAGCTTACTGTAACCAACCCTGTTGGAGAGGCTGAAGATGGTCAAGTGTACGCTCAGCTTACGGATCTAGAGGACATCATAAGGGATATGCTTACGGTAAACCTAGAGCCTAACCCTGCGGTTACTGGTGCGTCTTTTGGAAGAATCGTAGGAGGGGAGTTCGTAGAGTACGAGGATCACGGATACAAGTTTGAAATTGGAGACCCCTTGGTTCTAGACTCTGTTTTTTTGACCTCTTCTGATATGGGTTTGATGTACCCCAATTCAAGCATTGCTATTCAGTACACCACGGCTGATGGTGATTTTAATACTGCAAACCCTCAGCTGGTAATGCCAGCATCGGGGTGGGGTGCATTTCCTGAACAAACCACGGTGGATGTAAACCAAGCTGGAACTACTACAAACATCCCTCTTTCGTACAACACCTTGGGAAAGAAAAAAATAAGAACCCAATACCTATGGTATGACGGCACGCTTCTGGAATCGGAGGTGGGAACTAGAGAATTTGAATTCTTCATTGGGAAGAAGATCAGGTGTTTCACAAGCGTGGCAAAAGACCCTAAGGCTTCAAACGTATCGAGCGTTCTAAGCGATTTAGCTAATGTTTTTGATCCAGAGAATGAAGTTCTTTTAACTGGAGTCTTGTTGACTGACGCCAATCAAGATCAGTACGTAGAGGTCCTTACTGACTTTACCTCTGAGGAACAAGAGGTTATCGTAAGTTTCTCTAGCGGGGGAACCCAATCTGTGTCAGATCTAAACAGGTATTTGATCATAGAGATACCTGATGAATTTGTAATAGACGAGGTTGCTGCAACCACTGCTGGCTCTGGCATTTACTCTCTAAACGATTCTATAGTATATTTGGGGAATCAATTTTCTAACGGAAACCCATATACTAGAAACAATATACCAGTAAAGTATTACAGGTCAAAAATACCTGGGGCTTTCGATGAGAAGATAAAGATTGACTTACAGATTAAACTAGACAGCTAATGGCAATTTATTTCGGTGATGAACTGAGAAGTTCAAATGCACAGTATCCGATTATAGACCTTTCGGAAAACACTTCGAAGGGTGTCATTTTTGTTGATGCCCTCACGGATGTTGAGGACCCTGACAACGAAGGGCAGATTCACCCGTCTTTGGTAAACAAAGTCTTTCCTGGTGTCCTACTTGTAAACAAAGCGAGTGGTAAGGTTTACATTTTTACGGCTCAGGACGACCCAGTTCAGGCGGCCAAGATTGTCGATATCTCTGATGGAAACTCTGCTTACTGGAAGAACGTTGGTGATACCCCGATCTTCGATTCCGACCTGTACGTCAACATCGGGGAAGGAAGGACTTTCGGTAAGTACGATGACGGCGACCAGCTTGCATGGACGGGAAGGACAGCTCTGGACGCTCTTAGGGACGCCCTGACGAAGTATCAAGTTTTTGCTAATGATGACATCAACTTCGCTGGTACCGCCCCCAATGCCGCTTCTATATTCGAGTACTCGACAGCTGAAAGGCTGGATCAGAGTGCAACCATAAATTTTCAGGTCAGAAACAGAAACAGAAACACCCTTTCTGGAGCCAATACGAATGTGGTAAACAAGGGTGTGTTTAAGATAGAGGTGAAGAAAAACGGGAGTAGCCTTGGGTCTATTAGAGGAAATGGAGCGGGGAGCGGGTGGATCAAGACGGGTATTTTTAATGCGGGTTCTTCAAACTACGACTCAGCTGGAGCTACCTCCATTCAGACTGCGATAGAGGCAATGAACAGCTTCAACGCAACCAGCCCGTCTCCGTATGTCACTGTTGAGTTTACGGATAGCGATGTAGATATAGCTGCGTACACGGGAAACAGCGGTGCTGTGTATCAGAACTATGTTGTAGAGGTGACCCCAGCGGCTGAAAGTGGAAGCGTCCTTGACGGATCTTCCGATCACGAGCCAGTCATTACGTTGACGGCAGGAAACGACACTAAGGGTTCGTACAAGGTGAATGCATACGCTTCCCCTGTCACCAGCCTGACTGTTGCAAGAACTTCTCCGAGTAACATTGTGAGTGGCCTTACTAGCAACTCTGTTAGAGTCTTTGGTGATGTGGAGAGCTCTATCTCTTTCACTGTTACTAATTCAGCTAAGAGTCAGGACTCAAGCATCGACATCAGTAGCATATCGATTGAAAGGTTTTACAATTCTCTTGACGGAACAAGTGTTTCTAGCTATGAGAAGATACACGGGGTAGGGGGTACTGGAGAAGCTGCTTTGGCAGCTACTCAAAACGACGGGTTGACAAACTCAGCAACGTATACTTTTAACGACTCTCACGTCACTGCAGATTTTGGCGGAAGCGTTTCTGGTAAGGAGCTTGGTGAAGTTGACTTGACAACTGTTGGGTACAGAATTATTGTAACTGACAACGGAACGTCTGCTACTGTTGGCGGTGATGACAAGACGGGAGAGATAGCTGTAGTCTTGTTCCAAGTCCCCGCTTTTGTTGGGTATGGAGATACAAACCCAGTGAACACGCCTTCTGGTGATCTTGCTACGGCACTTCAGAATTTGATGCTTCAGAATGTCGATAGCGCAGACCACTTCTCTCAAGATCCGCAAGGCGATCCTGTTCTAGTGAGTGTTACAAGTGGTACTCCTGTAAACTCAATAGACGGCAACATCTCTGGTCTTTCTACACCTAACGGAAAGTACATCTACATAGCTTTTCCCATAGAAAGTTCTACTGCAGACGAAATAACTGGAATCAGCGACGGAGCACTTGACATATTCAGTGACTTCAATGACCCAGGAACAACACTAGGTCGTGGCGCCCCAGTAACTGCGGGCACCCCGACACCTATACCAGTTTCTTTTAAGAACAGCACTACGGTAAACTATAGACTGTATTCTGCTGCTTCTGCGGGAGACGGAACTGGATTCCCTTACACCACTCTCGTTATATCAAACTAAGGAATAAGACATGGCAATTTCATTCGGATCAAACCTAGTACACGGATCTGCTCAAAAGGGTCTTGTAGATTCCGATCAGGTATTTGGATCGTTTAAGACCCATGTCGGGTCTTTGGCTGACTTCAGGAACTTCGTTGACGATTATACTGACAACGGAACCGACTACTTCAACCTCGACCTGTGGGGTAAGTTTAAGCCTTACGCTACTCTCGTCTATGTCTCTAACGGTAACGCCCTTAACGTCCTTGACGACGTTACTAATTTGGTCGAAGGCACCGACTACTTTGTTGGTGTAGACTCTGACGGAGCCAACATAAACATAGCTATAAACGCGGTCAACGCTACCCCTAAAGTGTTTATGTACACGGGTAACGCTGACTACGCCACCACTCAAAGCTATGACTCTAACATAACCAATAGGTTTACAGTTACTGGTACCAAGGCCACCCCTATGGCTTGGACCGACTTCGCTGAATATGTCGGGGGCACTACCACTGACCTTTCTGGGCTTTCTATAACCCAAGGTTTTTACGACGGGTCTTCCGCCGACCTCCCAGAAGGCGTCGATGCCGCAACAGCACTTTCTCACATCGCCATAGGTGATGTCTCTGGAAACGGAACTGACGGGTTTGTTATAGAGTTCCCGACCAACAACGATATCAGGACTGCGTTCACTAACGCCACTAGTACTAGCGCACAAGCTGGAGACATAAACTTTGTAGACAATGCTGATGGTACGATGCACATCAGGGTTGCTGCAGATGCAGCCCTTGGTGTAGCCAGTGTAGCGGCTACTGGAGCTCTTTCTTCCGCCACCCTTGCTGTTTCTGGCGCAAGCTCTCTGCAGAACGTTTCTGCATCAGGAACGCTGACGACCACCAGTGGCGCCGTCACTTTGGGGACTTTGGCGAACAACGATGGCGCTACGGTTGTTACCACTGATGCAAGTGGTGTTATAGCCGCTCAGACGCCCTCCGACGTTTTCGGAAGCCTTTACCCGAACGTTACTGAGACTGTCGCTGGTACCGCTAACCAAATTCTTGTTGACGGAGACAATAATGCAACTCCTCTAACAACAGCTGATAAAGGAGATATAACCCTCTCTCTCGCCAACCAGCTTGTTCTGGCTGGCGCGGCGAACGGAACTGTAACCATTGGTCCCGCTGGGTCTGGCACTACTGGCGTTCTTACCGTTCAGGGAAGCACTACGATTCAAGGTGACCTTACTGTAAATGGAGACTTCGTTCAGACCTCGTCCCAGACGACCACCTTTACAGACAACCTCCTGTCTCTTAATATCCTGAGAGACGACGACGACAACATAGCTGATACTGCAACGTCAGCACTTACCTCAGACAGCGGTATCGAGGTTTTCCATGGTGCGACTACGTACTCCCCAGCTGGTGGCGGTGCTGATTTACAGGTGGTAGACGAGGGATGGCACTCTAGACCCAGCTTCTTCTATGATTACGGCACTGGACAGGACATTACTGGCCTTGCTGGTCAGAAGTGGGGTGTGTGGAAGCTCATCAACTACTACACAAACCCAAGTGCTGCTAATGACGGATCTAACGTAGAAGACAACCTCGACCACGCTTGGAATGCAGTCGTTGAGACTGTCCTTACAGATGTTTCTGTTGCTCTTGCAGGTACAATTTCTGACGCTGCGACGGGCGTAAACGAGCTTCATGACCCTGCTCTCGCCGACAGCAACATCAAGCACTTGGCTTCTGCGTATACTCTTATCACCCCAGTCTCTAGCGATGAGACAGGAGACAAGGTTTACACTGACGGATTGCCATCTGGTCAAGCTTACGCAAGACACTTCGGAAGGGTGTCTACGAATCTGGTGACTTACGGTGTAGGAACAAACACTGCTCCGACCGACGCCGCCATAGAGGTTACTCATAAACTGAACTCTAATGAAGTTATGTGCCTTGGATTGGTGGTCAATAAAGGATCTGGATCTCAACTCCCCCTTCCAGGAAACATGATTTTTCCTGAGTCTAGGCAGGGAGTTAGTGTCAATTCCAGGAAGGTAAAAGTGCAGGGTGTGGTTAACGGAGACCAAGTGAAATTCATCTTTATCGGATAAGTTTCGTATCTTAGCGGGA